GCTGTTGATAGCAAAGGACTTGTCTCGAAGGGTACCCAGCGTTTATTACATTCTGGACCAAAGTTTACATTTCAAATGTAAAGGGACAGGATGTCCACACTATGGCTCCCATCTACCGCCTGAAGGCGGTCCCCATGAAACACCCATGAAACACCTACAAATCTGACACTCCAACACTAGCTAGCGTTTTCCAGGAAACATATATGAAACACCCATGATACCGGCACATAGCATTTTGCACCATTGTGGACATGATGTCCATCTACATATGTAGACTTACCGCCGGACATTTAGTCTTCTTTTCAAAATAGCAACGGGCCAATATGCCATATCCCCGCCGCCCCAGCCCCCGGCCTGTCATAGTGCCTTGTCATAGCGTGGCCTAAGTGATTGGCAAGACTGGGCTGGGCATCGGATGGGGAATCCGATGGGCGTACCCCCCACCCGTCAACTTTGAACCGGAGATGAGGCCCCCCCGGCCTAAAGGGGGCCCCTGATTACCCCATAAATTCCCCGCTTTTCCGGGCCATCCTCCTAGCGGAGGAGCGCCCGTCTTTCCACTGGGGCACTGGGTCCTGTGAATACGGAACCCTTAGGTATGAGGAGAAAACGCCGTCCCTACCCGCAGCCCGTCAGCCTTGCCAACCTCCGCTCCTGGCAGCCGGGCGAGTCCGGCAACCCCGCCGGCCGCCCCACCAAGGCCTCCGTCCGTGGCTCCATCCTGGAGATGCTGGAGGAGGAGTGCCAGAGGGAGGGGAGGAAGATGACCAAGGCGGGGGCAATCTCCAAGATGCTGGTGGAGGCTGCCCTGGGAGAGAAGGACCTGAAGCCCACCCAGCTCGACGCCGTGCGCTTCGTGGTGGAGCAGATAGAGGGGAAGGCAAGGCAGACCATCGTGAACGAGGGGGTGTCTACCCTGGTACAGGTCGCCAATATGTCCGACCGTGACCTCAGGGATAGGCGGAGGGAGGTTGCCAGGGAGCTGAGGAATGCCCCCCCTGCGCTGCCGGAGGCACCTGCCACCGGCGCCGTGGCCCCGGACAGCCCTCCTGCCCCGCCTGATGGGGGGATAGCAGTCTCCGTGTCCATGATGCCCCCTGGCCCCCCTGTAATGTCGGAGGTAACCGCCTGATGGCGAGCAGGAGAAAGCTCGAAGAGACCGCCTTAATCCTGGACCAGGAGGCCCTCAAGAGGCTGCTGGAGAAGGACTTCCGCCCCTTCCTCAGGAGGTTCTGGAGGGTTATCAACCCCAATACCGTCCTCACGGAGGGGTGGTACCTCGACGCCATAGCCGAGTACCTGATGGCGGTCAGGCTGGGTCAGATTACCAGGCTCATCATAAACCAGCCCCCCAGGTCCGCCAAGACCTCGCTGGGGACGGAGATGTTCCCCTGCTGGTGGTGGTGCTCCGACCCTGCCGCAAGGTTCGCCTTCTACAGCTACAGCTTCAACCTGTCGGTGGCGTCCTCCCTGAGGAGGCGCAGGATAATCGAGTCCGTCCCCTACCAGGAGATGTGGGCATTGTCCATGGAGGAGGACGAGAACACCAGGGGGAGGCAGGTCAACTCCCGGACCGGTGCTATGACCATCCTTACCGGGGCGACCGGGATGGGCGGCAACATACTGATTGTAGACGACCTGCATAACACGGAGCAGGCGGAGTCGGACACCGACCGGGCGGCGGGGGTGGAGAAGTTCAGGACGGGCCTGATGACCAGGCTGGACAGCCCCGAGTCCTCGCCGGTCATAGTCATAGGGCAGAGGCTCCATGACAAGGACATCTGCGGCGAGCTGCTCAGGGACGGGGGGTGGACCCACCTCTGCCTCCCCGCCGAGGCGAGGAGGGAGCAGAGGGTATCACTGCCCATATCGGGGACGGAGGTTGTCAGGGCCCCGGACAACAGCATGCGCCTTCTCGACCCCAGGAGGCTTCCGGACAGGGTGCTGAGGGAGAGGAAGAGGGCCCTGGGGGCCTCGGGCTACGAGGGGCAGTACCAGCAGGACCCTGCGCCGCCTGGCGGCGTCATATTCCAGTCCGGGTGGTTCAGGATGTACACGCCTGGGAAGGCACCCCATGCGGAGCAGGTGGCCATATCGGTGGACGCCAGCTTCGGCTCCAAGGAGAAGACGGCCTCCAACGTGGCCATCCATGCCTGGGGGATGGCGGGCCTGGGAAGCTACCTGCTGGGCAGGGATACCAAGAGGAGGGGGTTCGCCGAGTCCAAGCAGGCAATCAGGAGGATGGCCACCCTCCACGGGGCGTCTGTCCTGCTCATCGAGCCCAAGGCGAACGGGCAGGCCATCATCGAGGACCTCTCGCAGGAGTGGACCGTCATCCCCGTCCCCCCCGACTGGGGGGACAAGGTGGCCAGGGCGGAGGCCTGCTCCCCCATGGCGGAGGCGGGGCTGGTTTACCTCCCCGACGACCAGGACGGGGCGGAGGTCAGGGCATTGGCGGCAAGGTTCCCCAATGCCATACAGGACGACGACGTGGACGCCATGTCGCAGTTCCTCAACTGGCGGAGGAAGAAGGGCACCTTCATGGAGTGGTGGAAGTACCTGGCGGAGCAGGCAGGCAAGGACACGGGGAGGCCCAATGCCAACCCCAACGAGGGCAAGACCGCAAACGGGATAAAGCGGGAGCTTCACCTCCAGGCCGTGGAGGGGATGGGCAATACCCCGATGTCGAGGCGGATGCAGCGTTTCCTGGACAGGAAGGAGGAGCCGCTGGAGAAGCCGGCCAGGACGGAGGACCTGCGCAAGGCGGAGGCCCCCTGCCGGTGCGGTGCCGCCAGGTGGTTCCATGCCGCACGGGGAAGGAAGTGCCTGGCCTGCGGCGAGGTGGCGGAGGACCCCCAGGCAAACCCAATACGGAACCTATAAATGAGGACAAGAATGAGCCTTCTCTCGAAAGTCCCGGTCCCCAGGTGGATGGCCCGCCTGTACGTCTGGCTCTTCAAGAGGGTCCCGGTAAACGGCCTGTGCCCGGCCTGCGCCCACAGGAAGGGCGGGATACAGGCCGTCACGGACGGGCAGAAGGTTGCCATCGAGTGTACTTGCCTGGTCTGCAAGTGGGTGTGGCAGCAGCCTACCGCCTTGCTCATCGGCCCGGAGCAGATTGTGGACAGGCTCAAGGCACCCCCGCTTGGCCCGGAGGAGGCCGCCCTGTGGGCGGCCGGCAAGGACAAGAATACCAAGGCGAACAGGGGCGTGGACCTTAGCTGGCATAGCGAGGAGAAGACGGTATGACCCTGGCCAAGAACAAGAACATAGGCCCTGCCTCCCTTCCAGCAGGCAAGCAAAGGCTATACTTATCTGATATAATGCAGACTGGCGGGGCCTTGACCATCCAGGATTTGGCCGTAACAGGTTGGTTCCCCGCCGGTCAGCCCATACATCCCATATCTCCCGCAGGCACGCCTCCCAGGCGCTATGCCTACATGCCCCTCACCAACATCTCCTTCCAGGGGCGGGACGGCCAGGTAGACTTCAATACCATCAGGAACTTCAGCTACTACCCTATCATCCGCTTCATCCTTGAGACTGTGAAGGACAAGGTCGCCGGAATCAACTGGCAGTTCAGGCCCAGGCAGAGGAAGGGCGAGACCAAGGTGGCCTTCCGCAAGCGGGTGGTCGGGGACGACAGGGTAGACCAGCTCAACGCCTTCTTCGCCAAGCCGGACGGCTGGCAGTGGTTCAGGACATGGCTGAGGGGGCTGGTGGACGACATGCTGGTCATCGACGCTGCCTCTGTCTGGCTCCAGAAGGACCAGGAGGGCAGGATTTGCAGCCTGGGGCAGATTGACGGGGCGCAGGTCTTCCCGCTGCTCGACGAGTCCGGCAACCAGCCTGCCTCCCACCAGGCGAGCGGCCGTCCCGCAAGCCACCTCGTGCAGACCTCCCCCAAGAAGGCCACCAGGTCCTACCTTGCCAAGAAGCGCAGCTTTGATGCCAAGGGCGGCAGCCCGGCATTCCAGCTTACCCCCTACGGCTTCCCTGCCCAGGAGATGACGGACACGGAGCTTATCTACGCCGTCCGCAACCGCCTGACCTACCGCAAGTACGGGTTCAGCCCCATCGAGCAGGCGCTTGCCATCCTTGCCCTGGGGCTTGGCCGCCTGGATTTCCAGGCCGCCTTCTACAGGTCCGGGATGGGGTTCGAGTTCATTGCCTTCATGCCCCCGGACGTGCCCATCGCCAAGGTGGAGGAGGCGAACGGCTACCTTGAGTCCATACTGTCCGGGAACGCCAGGAACCGCAGGAAGGGCTTCTTCCTCCCCAGCTACGGCGGCGACAAGCAGCCCAATATCATATTCCCCAAGCTCAACGAGCAGGTGCTCAAGGACGAGTTCGACGAGTGGCTCGCCCGTGTGTGCTGCTACTGCCTGGGCGTCAGCCCCACCGCCTTCATCAAGCAGGTGAACAGGGCGGTGGCCGAGGAGATGAGCGTCCAGGGCGAGATAGAGGGGCTCCAGCCCTACATCGACTGGTGCAGGGACCTCCTGAACGAGATACTCGGCCAGCTCGGGTACGGGGACATGGAGGCGGTGCCGGAGGCGAGGGAGAGCAGGGACCCGCTCAAGTCCGCCCAGGTAGACGCCTCGGACTTCGGGCATGGCCTGTGCTCCTGGAACGACATAGCGGAGCGGAACAACAGGGACCAGGTTGACGAGCTGTGGGCCAACCAGCATATCTACCTGACCCCCAACGGCCCTGTCCCGCTGGAGAGCCTGGACGATGCCGAGAGCGGGGACTTCCGCCCTGCGCCGGCCATATCTGCGGACAAGCCCCCCGTCCCGCCCCCCGTTTCCGGCCCTTCCCCAAAAGGGCAGGGGGGGGTGGCAAAGCGGGGCAGGCCACGCCTCCAGCCAGGAAGCCTCACAAGGAACTCCCAGATAGCGGCGGCGCAGCTTGAGCTTGCGCTCCGCACGGCCTTCCAGAAGGCGAAGGGGCAGGCGCTCGGGAACTGCGCTGTCCTCTTCGAGGTCAAGAAGGCGGACGACGGCGGCATCCTGGGGAGGGCAGACTATTGGAACAGGATAGCAAGGCAGCTCCAGGACGCTGTCCCCGAGGCCTCTGCTGCACTGGAGCAGGCAGCCCTGTCCGGCGTGGGGCAGGCATCCCTGCTCCTCGACATGGACGAGGACAGCCTGGTAGGCCCTGCCAACGACCAGGCGGCAGCCTGGGCCAGGGACAGGGCGGCAGAGCTGGTCGGCATGAAAAGGCTTCCTGACGGTACGCTAGTGAACAACCCCGATGCCAAGTGGAATATCCTGGAGACTACCCGTGAGAGGCTGAACAGCATCGTCGAGGAGTCCCTCAAGACTGCCACCAGCCCCGAGGAGCTTCAGTCCTCTGTCAAGGCAGCCCTGGAGGAGGGCGAGGCGGGGATATTCTCAGACGCCCGTGCTGCCCTTATAGCCAAGACAGAGGTAGGCCGGGCACAGATGGGTGCGTCCCTGGGCTTCTGGGAGAGGTCCGGCGTGGTCAAGAGGATAGCGTGGGAGGCCATCGGGCCCGACCCCTGCGACGAGTGCCTGATGAACGACGGGGAAGAGGTCAACCTGGGGGATGCCTTCCCGTCAGGGGCCAAGTCCACGCTCGAATCACACCCAGATTGCAACTGCGCTGTCTATGTGGCCAGCACCAAGGACGAGGAGGCATGACCAGGAGGACGAAGGAGATACTCTACCTGGTCCGCCACTGGAACTATTGCTACCTTGCCGCCCGTAGCATCGTGGACTACTTCGGCGTGAATGCCATCTGGAACGACTGGGAGTCCATGGACCTAGGGTGCGCCCCGAGGCCCAGGGTCCGGGATATAGTGGCATCGGACGGCTCGCACCGCTTCGTTCCTGGGGACTGGAATCATGTGTAGCCCCCGCCTGGCAGGAAAGGCAATACCGCTTTCTTTAGTATAGCGGGAAAGCCTCCTGCCGGGCACAGGCTTCGCCATAGTCTCCTCAACCCCCGGCAGGAGGGCCGCTAGCCAGATATGGACTACGACAAGAGCATATTCGTCCCGCTCCAGAAGTACGACCCCTTCCAGGGGATAGCGGTGGGGTATGCCGCCACCCAGGCCAGGGATGCCGATGGCGAGCGGATGCACTACGAGAGGTCCAAGCCCCAGTTCTCCTCCTGGAGCGAGCGGGTCTTCAAGGCCAGCCAGGGGAAGAACCTCGGCAACGTGCGGGAGATGCACAACCCCCACACCTCGGCCGGCAAGCTTACGGACCTGACGTTCGACGACGTGAACCAGGGGGTCTTCGTCACCGCCAAGATAATCGACCCCATTGCGAAGCAGAAGATGTACGAGGGCCTCTATACGGGGTTCTCTATCGGCGGGAAGTATGCGGACAGGTGGGTGGAGAAGGGGGAGAAGTGGTACATCCCCCGGCTGGCCGAGATAAGCATCGTGGACCTGGCCAACAACCCGGAGTCCGATTTCCAGATGGTCAAGCAGGATGGCAGCACGGAGCTGAGGAAGTTTGCCGGAAAGGGCACCGAGGAGCCGATACTGCTGGGGAAGGCAGAAATGGACAGGTTTTGCGGCAAGTGCGGCAAGGAGCTGGCGGACGGCAAGTGCGCCTCCTGTGCGGGGGAGCCCGGGGAGAAGTGCGGAGGCTGCGGCAAGGCCCTCGTGGACGGCAAGTGCGCCTCCTGCGGCAAGGCTGCCAAGGAGGCCGTGGATGGCACGCCAGGAAAGGATTCCGTGGAGAAGGGGGTACGCTACCTTGTCCCCCCGGACCACCTCCCCGTGACCGACGAGGGCGGAAGTCCCAGCCATTCTCATATGGGGGCCGCCTGGGCTGCGCTGCACGGCGGGTACAGGGGCAACAAGTATGAGGGCCCGGACAAGGATAAGGCCATAGCCTCCCTGAGGCGTCTCTATGAGCAGGAGGGCATGGAAGTGCCGTCCGCTGAGAAGCTTGCCGCCTCCGAGGGGCTGTGGAAGACCCTCTCCTCCCTGGAGGAAGGGGATGTTTCTGGAATACCGAATGCTTTAGATGAGCTGGAAAGACTAGCCGGAGGACTCGCTATGGAGAAGGACGTAACGCTTGACAAGGCTGCTCGCAAGAGCATCCACGAGAAGATTGCGAAGCTGAGGGAGCATGTCGATGCCCACCACGAGCGCCACCTGGCGTTCCACAAGGGCGTCCATTCCCATCTCGACGGCATCGCCAAGGTAATCGGCGGTGGCCCTGAGAGCACCCAGGACGACAAGGGATTCGAGCCCACCCCGGCCAATCCCGAGTCCGCTGCCCCGGCCGCCAAGGAAGTGAAGGCCGAGGACGTGGCCAAGATGGTCCGGGACGGAATCGCCGAGGGCCTCAAGGCCATCGTCAAGGGCATCTCCGGCCCTGGAGACCGTGGGACGGCACAGCCGTTCGCCAAGTCCGCCGTGACCAAGGAGGCGGATACCAAGGACAGCAAGACAGAGCCCGTCGAGCTTGCCAAGGCCGACTACGTGAACGCTATGGCAGCCCCCCAGTCTGCGGCTGCAGCCAAGGTCCTGGCGGAGCAGGCGAAGTCCTGGCAGCCCTATACCCCGGCAAGGCTCCTGCGGACATGGTATGCGACGAGGAAGGCTGAGTAAGTAGGCCTCTGCAAGCAATGATGTTAGGCCCCTAGCCAGGGGCACAAGGAGAATTATTATGGCATTTGAGAACACTGAAATCGCAGGGCTTATCGCCGAGATACAGAACTTGTCGAAGGCGAACGCCAACTCCATCACTACCGGGAGCGGGCTGAACTTCCTGCCCCTGGAGGCGGAGGCACGCAACACCTACAGTGTCTTCCACAGGGTCCTGGACCTCATCCCCCGTGTGACCCCCACCGAGCTGGGGCACGAGATTGGCGGCCTCCAGACGACCTGGGACCAGATTATCACGCCTGGCACCAACGTGCTGCCGTCCATCGCCGAGGGCAGCCGGTCGCAGTACATCAACATCCCCACCCGCAGGACCAGTGCCAACTATGTCACCCTGGGCACGGATGCCAGCGTGACCTTCGAGGCGCAGTCGGCAGGCGTCGGCCACAACGACAACCTGGGCACCGCCCGGCTTGCCAGCCTGAACGTCCTCCTGAACCTTGAGGAGAGGATGGCCATCTTCGGCAACTCCGGCACCGGCTACAGCGGCCAGAACGGGTTTACCCTGACCACCGCCCAGCCTCCGGCACCGGGCATCGCCCTTGCCAGCAGCGGCTCGATGGGCTACGTCAAGACCGTGTCCGTCGTCGTCGTTCCCCTGACCGGATGGGGCATCTATAATGCTCTGACGTTCGGGGCAGGGAAGGGAATCGTCCAGACGGTATCCTACACCTCCGTGGACGGCACCGCACTGGTCAACCAGGGGGGCACGGGCATCCCGTCCGCACAGTCCGCTGTGGTAAGCACCTCCTCGGACCATCAGTCCGTTACCGTCACCGTGCAGCCTATCCCTGGCGCATTCGGGTATGCATGCTACGTGGACAGCGACGACGCCAGCAGCTCCCCGCCCGTCCCCACCGACTGCTACTTCCAGGGCGTCTACCCGACCAGCACCTTCACTGTCACCACGCTTCCCAACAAGGCCACTGCACAGAAGCTCAGTGCCCTGGGCGACAGCCTCGACCACAGCGCCAACCCGCCTGTCCCCGGCACCACCACGGGGGACTTCGACGGGCTCGCCACCTGGGCCGCTGGCTCGCTCGCCACTACCACCCCTGCCTATGTCGTTGACGCCGCAGGCGCAATCCTGCACGCTGACGGCAGCGGCGGCGTCGTGGAGCTGGAGACGGCCATCGCCACCCAGTGGAAACTGTTCCAGACCACCCCGGATATTGCGCTTATCAGCTCCGATATCATGCCTCCGTTCCAGAACAGGATGCAGACATCGCCCAGCGGCTCCGGGAGCACCCTCTGGACCCGTAGCGGCGACCCCAATTCCCCCTCGGCTGGCGGCTCGCTAATCGAGAACTACAAGTGCAAGTTCTCGGCGTATGGCACCGCCAAGGTCATCCCTCTGGTCACCGTGCCCTGGCTGCCCTTCGGGACCATCATGGCACCGACATTCACCAACCCTTATCCGGCGGCCGGCAATACCATCCCGGCTAACGCCAGGATGATGTGCCGTGAGCCGTACTACGCACTCCGGTACCCCTACGTCACCAGGCTGCACTCGCAGGGTGTCTACGTTGAGGAGACACTGGAGGTCTACGTCCCGTGGGCCAACATCGTCATCACGAGCGTAGGGGTTGCTTAGCGTCCTTGTGAATGAAGAAGTTTGACGAAAGACCCTTAGGGCCTTGGGCCGACAAATAGGCCCGGGGCCCTGATTTTTTTTGAGGAGTAACCATGCAACCAGCAGCGTACCAGAAGGGTCTTGACCCAATCATAGTGAGCGAAGGCACGTCCGATGCCGGGAAGCTCGTCCGGCTCGGGCCGGACGGCGTTTTCGACCAGTCTGTGGTTCCCATTGGTTCGACGGGCTACAGCGGGTATACAGGCTACACCGGCTATACCGGTCCTATCGGGCCCGGTGGAACTGGCTACACTGGTTACACTGGCTACACTGGATACACAGGTAGGACGGGCTATACAGGCTACACTGGTCCCAACATCACAGGATACACTGGTTATACGGGCTACACAGGTCCCGGAGGGACAGGCTACACAGGATACACTGGTTATACGGGCTACACAGGTCCCAGAGGGACAGGCTATACAGGATACACTGGGTACACTGGGCCGGGCTTCACGGACTTCACTGGCTATACGGGGGGGATGAAGCTGGTCGGGTACGGCCAGACCAGCGTGCTCGGCTCCCCATACTGGGTGGCACTGTACAACTAGAGCCTACTGTCCTGAAGGCAGCATCGACAGGGAGCGGGCCTCATCCAGCAGCCGCTTGGAGGAGCAGGAAAGGCAAGGGAAAATAAAAGCCATGCTACAAGAAACCCCGTTCCGAGTCCTAGTGAACCTGGTCGAGAACGTGAGCTGGAGGGAGGTAGCGGGCATCGCCATCGCCCTGGCGGGCATGGTTTCCGTGGCCTCTGTCCAGGCGTACAGGTTCTTCTTCGGCATCTCCGTGACCGAGAACCATGTGGAGGTCCTCGCCACCAACTGTATCCCCCACATAAGGGCCACCCTTGCCAACATCGACAAGAACATCGCCAAGATGTCGGGCGGAGAGATAGTGGACAACACCGCCCTCGACCAGTCCTTGGAAGCCAGGAAGGGGGAGTAGTGACCAGCCTATTCGAGCCCTCGGACCTTATGCAGTGGAGTCAGGTGGGGCAGCAGTCCGCCCCCCCGGAGAACCTGGTAAGCACCGTGGAGGAGATTGTCTCAGGAGTCAGTTCTTTTGTCTACTGGGCCACCGGCAGGGCGGACGGCTACTTCACCGGCGGGGATACCTACACCGAGGTCCGGGACGGCAACGGCTCGCACAAGATGTACGTCCTGAACGGCCCGATAGACACCACGAAGCTGTCCGAGGTCTCCGTGATGGTGGATGCCAGGGGCATCCCCCAGTCCTCCGGCTGCGGGAGCGGGGGATGGTTCGTCGAGCAGGGTGGCAGCAGCATAGCCCTCCGCCCTGGCGGTGGCATATACCGACAGGGGCAGTCCCCCTGGTGGGGGAGGCCGTTCAGGTTCTCGCACGGCATCGGGAACGTAAGCCTGGCCTACCCTGGCGGCTACAGCGAGGTCCCCGAGGACCTCTTCCTGGGCTGCCTGGCGGCCGGGACAGTCCTCCTGAACAGGAGATTGCGTGAAGACGAGGGCGGACGTGCTACGCCTCAGACTGGTTCGGTAACCTCTTATAGGTCCTGGGCATACCCCCCGGCCTTCAGGCTGATGCTCCAGAACTACAAGCGCACATCCTGCTGGGCGGGCTAGCATGCAGGTAACCATCAGGAATGCGGAGGCTGTCAAGGCGAGGCTGGAGAAAGGCATAGACAAGGCCCTCATCGTCCTTAAGAGGCGGGTAGATGTTGCAAGTGCCGAGCTTCAGGGGAGGATAGTGGCTGGCCTGGCGGCCGGCACCTATGGCATCCACTCCCGGCACGGCATGTCCGGCCTGGCTGGCTCCGTACAGGTCATCCCCGCCGGGATAGAGGGCACTACAGTAAGGGGCGGGGTACACGGCGCAGGGGGTACTTCCTGGTACGGAATCGTCCACGAGAAGGGGGGCCTCTCCAGCTACGACATATCCCCCGTGGACAGGAAGGCCCTGGCATGGCTGGCCTTTGGCACGCCAGCGAAGGTTGCCAAGCACCAGAGGAGCTTCGGGTTTACCAAGGACATGATAGTCGTGGCGCATGTCACCCACCCCCCGCTCAGGCAGCGAAGGTGGATGGGGGGGCCGACGGACGAGCTGAGGGCACGCATCATGGACATCGTGGGCGGCCCGATAGTCTCGGAGAGCTTTGCATTCGGAGGATAAGATGATAGTCGAAATCGTGGTAGGCATCGTTTTGATGGCAGGGGGCTTTGCCCTTGGCCGCATAAAGAATTTCAAGAAGCTGGCAGCCATCAAGGCCGACCTTGAACAAGCCGAGAAGACGGCGGATTCCGAGATGGGAAAGCTCATCTCCATCCTGAAGAAGAAACTGTGACCGGAGGATAGATGATTCTGCCCCGCTCCAAGGTTGACGACGCCCTGATGGCGGTGATGAAGAACGCCTACAAGTGGCAGTATGCCTCCAAGCACCTCCAGCACTGGTCCCAGGTGGCCCTCCAGCCCGCCGTGTTCGTCAGGAGGGTGGACGAGGACATCAGCCAGAAGGCATACGGTGCCAACAAGTATGTCCTTTTGTACGAGATATGGGTATACGTCCAGGTGGACTGGCAGAATCCTGATGCCGACATATACGGCCAGACCATCAACCCCATCCTGGATGCCATCGACAACGCCATGGACGCCGGGAGGCTGCCGGACGGCAGGAATATCCTCGGCACCCCTGGGATAGACAACGCCAGGATAAGCGGCAAGGCCGACATTGCTGACGGGAGCACGGACGGGCAGGCCCTCATGGTCGTCCCGGTCCAGGTCTTCGTCGGCGGAAGTTAGATACCAAATCCTATATTGAGAGGTACTTCGCATGAGCACAACGAACACCCAGACTGACACCCTTTGGTTCGGGGCAGGCTATGTCTACGGCCTGGCAACGAGCGGGGGGACATCGGGCACGCCGGTATCACTTATCCAGCCGGGCAACTTCGCCACGGTGCAGGAGGCAAGCGTTGACATCGCCGTGACCATCAAGGAGCTGCGGGGGTCCACCGAGGACCCTGAGGACACCCGCTCGGCGAGCCGCAAGATTACGGGCAAGATTACCACCGGGCGCATCAACCTCAGCCAGCTCAACGACTTCGTGTTCGGCGAGGGCCTCACCGCAGGCTCCGTCGCCACGATGAGCTTCGAGGCGCACAATGCCGGAGCCGCCTCTCCCCCGACAGCGACCCTGGTCGTCACTCCCCCCGCTGGCGGGGTGTTCCTGATGGACTTGGGCGTCTGGTACGCCGGGACGAGGAACCAGTTTCAGGCGGTATCGACCACCCCGGCCGCCGCAGGGACCTACAAGTGCGCCGCCGCCACCGGCACCTACACCTTCTACTCCTCGGACGAGGGAACGGCAATCCTGGTCAGCTACCGCTACACGACCACGACCGGCAACACGCTGACTGTCACCAACCAAATCATGGGCAATGCCGTCCGGCCGGTGTTCGTGGCCTACCTCACGAACCCGACGCAGGGCGACAACGAGCTTGTCCTGTACCAGTGCAGGGTGTCCAAGATTGCCATGCCCCTCAAGCGGGAAGAATACTGCATCCTGGAGCTGGACTTCCAGGCGTTCGCAAACGCCTCGGGGCAAGTACTCACATTTTTGTCCAGCGTATAAGTCCTGATGGGGTGTACGACCCCTGGGGACGCCAGTCCCCAGGGGGCTATCCTCATCCCTCCACCTGGCACCCAGTTCGGGGCAGGAACAACCCAAACCCAAAACCGAACGAGGAGACCTATGTCCTTTACAAGGAAGAAGAAGGTAGAGCTTGATGGCGTAGCCATCACGGTGGCACCCCTGACCTGCGGCCAGGCGGATAATTTCCTCTCTGTCCAGGCCGAGTGCCTTGCCGCCCAGCCCCCTGATATGAAGAGGCTTGAGCGGGAATACTATGCCTTCGTCTGCGATGGGTACAACAATGCCAACCCAGACGACAAGATGACGGTAGAGCGGCTGAAGGCAGAGCTGGACAAGGTTATGATTAACGAGCTTCTCAAGGAAATCAAGAGCATGAGCGGGCTGGCGGACAAACAGGGGGAAACGATAGCCCCTTAGAGATGGCCGACCTGAGGGGCCTGGTAACTACGGTCACGGGGTGGACGTTGTCCGAGTTCGACGCCCAGCCCCTCCCGGCGGTCTTCGAGCTGCTTGAATACTTCAGCGAGAACCCGCCCACGCACTTGATACAGGCAGCCAAGGCGGGGCTGGGAAGGAGGAGGAGGGTGAGGAAGGAGCTTGACAGGCCGGTGGGGCAGAAGCGCAAGGCGGAGAGCCTCAAGCCGGTGGACGGGAAATTTGAGGCTACCCTTCCAGACTGGGTGAGGGCTGCCCGGGTACTTGAGCGTCAGAGGATAAGGAATGGCTAGCGAGAACGAAATAATCGTACAAATTGTCGGTGATATCTCCGGTCTCCGCACGTCTGTCGCCGAGGCCAACACCACAATCTCGTCCCTCCAGGGCCAGGTCTCCGGCCTGACCTCCAAGCTGGACACCATGACCCCTGCCGTCACTGGAGCGGCAGCAGGGGTATCCCGCCTTGAGAACACCGCAGCCATGGTCACAGGCAAGATTGTGGGCATGGAGGCAGGGGTGGGGATGCTGGGCGGCCAGTTCGGACGCCTGGGTGCCGCCGCAGGCATGGCAGGCCCCTTGCTCGCCGCCGCCATTCCCGTTGCCCTGGTCGTCGGTGCTATCGAACTGTACGGTAGATGGCAGGAGAAGGTCCTGGCCGTCACCGAGGACACCATCGCCCTCAACAAGTTCATAGGCACCTCCAACGACAGGCTGACCGAGGAGAGGGAGCGCCTTGTAGGCCTGACGCAGGGGCCGCTTGCCGAGTACAGGATGCAGCTAGCGGACCTGGCCGGGGAATACCCCAGGATGGAGTCCGGCATCTCCGTGTTCAACAAGCAGCTTGAGGACCAGTACGACTACGTGATTAAGATTGTCCTCGGGCTCCAGTTGATGGCCCAGTATGCGACGGGGGGGGCACCGGGCATCGCAGCGGGCCTGGCATCCTACACGAGCCCCGCCCAGGCCAAGCAGGCCATCGCAGACATAGAGTCGCAGGTAAGGTCAAACGACGACCTGGTGGCCGCAGGCGGCAAGGCCCTTGCCCTCCAGCGGGACTACCAGAACGCAGTCAGGACCACGACCGGGGCCCAGCAAGAGCTGAACTACATGGCCCTGGACTATGTCAACAACTACCTGGAGCAGTTGAAGAGGAGGTACCAGGACTACATCAGCACGGCCATGGCCAAGGGCACCGAACTCCACAGCAGGGAGGTCTCGGATGCCTCTGAGCTTGCCAGGATTGTCCTGGAGGGCAAGGACCAGCATGCCAGGGCCATCAAGGAGGAGATTGGCCAGCAGGCAAGGCTTGCCGAGGTACAGGCCACCCCCGCAGTACCCAGGAGGGAGCAGGCCCCGGCCGACATCGGGGCCGCCAAGAACGCCGCCATAGCAAGGGCCGACGCCGAGGAGAGCGCCGAGAAGGGGCTGGTAGAAACCCTCCGTACGGATATGGAGGCACGCTATGCCGCCGAGGTCAAGGCGGCAGGCGGGAATGCCGACAAGGTAAAGGAGATAAAGGCCAAGGAGGCGAACGAAGAGCAGGCGCTCGACGACCGGCTGACCGTCTCCCATAACAATGCCGTGAATGCCAGGGCGGAGGCCGAGCACAAGGCGGCAGTAGAGTCCGAGGCATTGGCATTCCACGAGGCCGAGTTCCAGCAGGAGCTTGCCAGGAAGACTGCGCAGGAGGCGATACGGTCGGACGAGGAGTCCCTCCGTGAGAAGACAAAGGCCCAGCAGCGCAGCCTGGAGGACATCGAGCTGGAGCGCAAGGCCAGGACGGCGGGGATAGGCACGGGCCCGGTAACCACCTCTATCAACATAGAGTCCCTGAGGAGGGAGCTGGCCCAGGCGAAGGCTATCCACGGCCAAATGCTGTCCGAGCAGGACGGCTACGAGGTGGAGATGGTAGCCAAAAAGATGAAGATGGCAGCCACGGATACCACCACAGACCTCGGGAAGAAGGCGTACCTGGACCTCCAGGAGCAGCTCGACGGCACGAAGAGGAAGTATGACGCCGTCACGGACAGCATTGCCAAGCTTATCCAGAAGCAGAAGGAGCTTGGGACAGAGCTGAAGCTACAGACTAGCTCCTGGCAGCAGGATACCGTCAAGGCGGCCCAGGCCAGTATCAATGCCTTCAATAACGCCTTTACCCAATGGGTGGTCCACGGGGGAAGCGCCTACAAGATACTCCAGGCTACCGAGACCGCCTTCGTGGAGTTGATGATACAGTCGTCCCTGAAGATGGTGGAGAGAAGGATTGCCGCTTTCCTAATGGAGCGAGTAGCAAGGGCGGCTGCGGACAGGGCGGGAGTAGAGATGAAGAAGGCATCGGATGCCGAGATGGGCCTGGGGGATGCAAAGATGGCGGCCAAGGGCGCATACTCTGCCGTATCGCCTATCCCCATCGTAGGTCCTATCCTTGCCCCGATTGCTGCCGCCGCTGCCTTTGTCGCAGTCATGGCGTTCGAGAAGGGCGGCATCCACCCCGATACCGGCCTATACATGGGGCACGCCCAGGAGATGACCCTTCCCGCCCACCTCAGCACCTTTATCCAGAAGGCAGCCGCCCACGAGGGCGGCGTAGGCGGGGGAACCAACATCTTTGGGGGGATACACTATGCCCCGGTCATTAGCGAGCCCTTCAATCCGCAGAAGCACGGCACGGAGATGGTGAGCTTCCTGAAGTCCAAAATCTCTAGGATGGGGGTGGCCTAGATGCTAGTCTTCCCCTTGTTTGTTACACGGCAAATGTCCTATTCGTGGCCTGTAAAACGGACTCCGAGGTTCAAGACCATAGTCCAGACCCCTGCCTCGGGCAGGGGAGAGGTGCGTATCCCGCTGATGCTCTTCCCCCTGTGGGACTTCCAGTACGACCTGAGCTATATCATCGGGGACGCCACCCAGTCCAACTCCGCCTGGCAGGTGTTCGTCAACTTCTTCATGGCGGTGCAGGGGGCCGGTCAAGACTGGTTATGGCTTGACCCCTACGACAACTCCGTCACCAGCCAGGCCATAGGGACGACCAATGGTAGCAGCAGCCAGGTCTTGACCATGTACCGTACCCTGGTCACCCCTGGCGGGGCCAGGGACCTCGTCCAGAACTTCCAGGGCACCCCCACCATCAAGGTGGGGAGCACTACCCTGACCTCAGGCCAGTTCGCCATCGACCAGTACGGGAACCTTACCTGGGCAGGCGGCTACAGCCCCGGCTCGGGGCAGGCGGTCACGTGGACGGGGGGATTCTACTTCCGCTGCCACTTCGAGGCAGACTCCCTGGAGGGCCTGGAGGAGCAGCTTCTCCAGGTATGGCAGTGCCAGGAGGTGAAGTTCAGCAGCCACCTGCTGTAGGGAGACCATGCCGAAGACCATCACAACCGAGCTACAAGCCTTCCTCCTCGGGAACGAGACGTTTGGCCGGGCCGACCTTATCTCTATCGCCATCTCCAACGGCACCATCCTGAACGTGGTGTACGGCACCAACACGGACATCACCTACAACGGGACAACCTACTACGCCAGCAGGTGGGGGGCATGGGAGCGGGGGGCGTTCACCAACTCCGCCGAGTACAGGCCGAGCGCCAGCAGCATGGACCTGACGGCCCTGTGGCAGGAGGCCACGGCAAGCTTCCCCAATACCACCGCTACCTTCATGCAGGCGATGGCAGCAGGGGTGTTCAACGGGGCGGTGGTGACCATCCAGACTGCCTACTGGCCGGGCGGCACGGACCCCAACGGCAATATCGTAGGCACTATGATGCTGAACGTGGGGCAGGTAGGGAACGTGAAGAAGACAGGGCGCAGCAAGGCGGTCTTCGAGCTGTTCGACATGACCTACATGCTGAACCGCCCCCTCCCCCCTTACCAGATACAGTCTAGCTGCCGCCACACCCTGTTCAGCCCCGGCTGCGGCCTGCTCCAGGCCAACTGGCAGAGCACTGCCGTCCCGCTCGATGCTGCAAGCACCCAGCTATGGCTTAGCCTGGACCTCCCGCCGAGGTACAGCGGCCACGGGTACAGCAAGGGGAACACCATCCTGGCGGGCGGCATCCCCTACATGTGCAGCCAGCAGGGGACCACGGCGTCCAGCGTCCCCTCGCTGCCGAGCAAGCGGTACTCCACGGCCGCAGACAGGACAGTCGTCTGGACCTGCATGGCCAATGCCTACACCCTGGGCTTCGTGACCTTTGCCAGCGGGCAGAACACGGGCTTCAGCGGCAGCGTCAAGACGATGGCGGTAAGCAGCGGCCTGGTGCAGCTCCAGCTTATCAGGCCCATGCCTTTCGCCGTGGCAGCAGGGGACACCGTGCTGCTGGTGCCGGGGTGCGACAAGACCATGGCCACGTGCGGCCTGTACGGGAACCAAATCCACTACGGGGGATGCCCGTTTGTCCCCAACCCGGAGCAGGCGGTGTAGCAATGACGGAGGCAGAGACCAGGGAGGCGATAGTCAGGGAGGCCATCGGGTGGATAGGGACCCCCTTTGTGGGCAGGTCGGCACTGAAGGGGTATGGCTGCGACTGCGCAGGGCTCCCCCTGCGGGTCTATCAGGCCGTGGGCCTTATTCCCAAGGACCTGGAGCTTCCCTTCTATTCCATCCAGCAGCTCACGGACAGGAGGAGGGAGGACACGACCTACCTGGACCTGGTCCTGAGGCTGGCGAAGCGGGAGGTTCCCGAGGCCGGGGCCAGGCCTGGGGACCTCGTGCTCTGGAGGCTCGTGCATAGCTGGACGCACGGGGGGATTATCGTGAAATGGCCATCGTATGTAATCCATTCCGTGGAGGGCAGGGGGGCAGTCGGCTCCCACGGGACAAAGGAGGGCTTCCTGCTGAACCGCCTCAGACGGTTCTTCACGCTGATAGGATAGGCTATGTCGCTCTTTGGATCAGGCTATAAGCAGACCCCGACAACCCTCTACAACGGCCTGAGGACAAACCAGGCCATCCTGGGCACCACCCTGCCCGTCCTCATCGGGCAGCAAAGGCTGTCGTGGATGTTGCTGTGGTACGGGGACTTCACCTCGGCCAAGGCGCAGGGCGCCAGCAAGAAGGCGGGCGGAGCCTCGTCCTATGTCTACTCCGCCGCCGTGGTCGGGGCCTTATGCATGGGGCCGTGCCAGGGCTTCCTGGGGGTCTGGGACTCCACCGGCCGCTACGCCGTGGACTCGAACTCCGAGGTCACCACGGCAGGCAGCAGCCCCTATACCCCCGTAAACTACCCCCAGTTCGCCCAGGATATCGGCGTGTCTGTGGCAAGCCTCTACAACGTCACTGCCAATGACTACGGCTCTCCCGGCCCGGCGACGCTAAGCGGTACCCAGCAGGTGCCCCTGGTCTATACCGCCAGCAACCCGCCCGGTCCAGGGCAGTACACCATCAACTCCTCGGGCCAGTATGTCTTCAACTCTGCCCAGTACGGCAACGCCGTCACTGTCAGCTATGCGTCCTACCGTTACATCATCCAGGAGAACGAGCTGGCCATCGTACCCCTCAACTCCCCCTACCAGGTCACCGTCCAGTACCAGTCGCAGTTCAACTCCGACAACGGGGTAGGATACTACCCCGGCGGCCCGGCAATGACAGCGGTGGGCGGAACGCCCACTGTGGCAGGCACCTACAGCTACAACAATGGAAACTACCTGTTCGCCGCCGCCGACGCCGGCCAGGGAATCTCCATCTTCTACAGCTACAAGGACACCAACACCGACGCCAACGCCCCGAACATGATTAACCTCACCTTCCTCAACGGGGCGAGGGGGCAGGAGCCATGGTCCTACCTGTCAAGCAAGCACCCTGGCGAGGACCTGGGCTACTCTGACATAGCCTGCGTGGCGTCGAGCGGCATCTATATGGGCTCAGCGCCCCAGCTCCCCCAGTACAACTTCGAGGTGGTGGGGCCGTTGGCCTTCGGGGGCGGCATCGTGGATGCCTCTCCTGCCGACGCCATAGGCGCAGTCCTGACCTCGGACGTGTTCGGCATAGGGTTTCCGGGTGCGTATATCGACCCCAGCCTGGCAGGGGACTCGAACAACTCCTCCGCCAAGTCCTACTGGGCGGCCAACAGCTTCTTCATCTCCCAGATATTGCAGAACCAGGACAGCGCCATGAGCGTCCTGGGCGAGTGGCTGGAGGCTGGGCAGTGCTACATCTCATGGGACGAGGGGAAGCTGAAGTTCATCCCCCTGGGCGACACCACGGCAGTGGCCAACGGCTACACCTACACCCCCCCTACCCAGCCCGTCATAGACCTGGACGACAACGACTTCGTGGCGGACAAGGAGGACCCCGTCACTATCGAGCAGACGCCCTGGCAGAGCAGGTGGAACAGGATAGGAATCAGGTGGTCCGTAAGGGAGAACGCCTACAACGAGGACACCTATCCCCTCCAGGACGATGCCTCGGTGCAGCAGTACGGCCTCCAGACGGAAGACCCCAAGGACTACCAGTTCATAACGACCTACCCGGCAGCCCAGTGGGCCGCCGCCATGCGGCTGCAAAGGCTGTCGGCAATCTACACCAAGTACAGCTTCACCCTAAAGTCCAACTTTGCCTTCCTCTCGCCCGGCGACATCGTTACCATCACCGATGGCCTGCTCGGAACCGCCGGGACCATGTTCGGAAGGACTGGCGTCCGCATCACCCAGATGACGGACGACCCGGAGAAAGGCATCACCATCGAGGCGGAGCAGTTCCCCTGGGGCGTAGGTACCGCCATCCTCCAGAACGCCCAGGCCCAGCTCCCCAGCTCTACCTTGGACGCTGCCTATTCCGCCCCGGACGAGACCGAGGTACTGGCCGTCCAGGTGCCCGCCGCAGCCTCCCTCCAGCAGTCGAACATGCTGTATATCTTCGCCTGCGGCACCGGCTCGAACTGGGGGGGGTGCGACCTGTGGTACAGCTATGACAACACCACCTTTAGCTGGCTCGCCAAGATAGAGGTGCCGGGCAGGATTGGCACGCTGGTGACGGCCCTTCCTGCCACTGCCGACCCCGACACCACAGACACCCTGACGGTGCAGATGGCCAGCCCGGACGCCACCCTCGCCTCCGTCTCCGAGTCCAACGCCGACGAACTGGAGACGCTCAGCGCCCTGATAGGCACCTCCGGCCTGGAGCTGGTAAGCTATGCCAACGTCAGCCTGACGGGCCTCCAGACCTACAGCCTGTCCTACCTGCGCAGGGGGCAGTACGGGACACCGGTCAAGAGCTTTGCCATCGGGAGCGACTTCGTGCGCCTGGACGAGGCCAGCTACCAGGAGCAGTACGCCCAGATGTACGTGGGCAAGACCATCTACCTGAAGGCCACCAGCTTCAACTCCTACGGGAACACCGAGCAGTCCATCGCCGACGTGGAGTCCCTGGCAGTGGCGTTGACGGGCACGCCGGGGGCGTTCAACCTGGAGACCGGGGCATCGAACGTCAACGTCTTCACCGGCCCGTGGAGCAACATCACGCCATACTTGGCGGGCAACGAGTGTACCTATCTTGGCGACTACTGGCTGTGCGTTGCCGAGAACACCAACTCCCCCCCTTCCCTGACCAACACCAACTGGCAGCTCGTGGGGAGCGGCTCGCAGTTCATGGGGGCATGGGACAACAGCACAGACTATGCGGTGGGCGAAGAGATTACCTACAACGGCGACCTCTACATCGCCATCGCCGACAACAGCAACGCTGAGCCTGACACGCATGCCTCAGACTGGCAGCAGCTAGGGGGAGGGCTCTCGTTCTCCGGCGCATGGGCCCCCTCTACTGCCTACGCCATCGGCGTGATGGTAAGCTACAGCAGCAGCATATGGCTATGCCTTGTGGCCAATACCAACTCCGCCCCCGCCATAGGGAACACCAACTGGCAGCTCATCGGCTCCCAGTCCGAGTTCCTCGGGGTCTGGGTGTCCGGGACCAGCACCTACCTGCCTGGCCAGGAGGTCTCGTACAGCGGCCTCGTCTACATCTGCCTTGTCGCTGTCTCGGGAACGACCCCCCCGCCCTCCGATGCGGCCCATTGGCAGCCCCTTGGAGGCCTGTCCTATGTGGGGGTCTGGGCATCTGGAAGCACCTACTCCGCAGGGCAGATAATCTCCTACTCAGGCAACACCTACCTCTGCCTGACCGGGAACTCCAGCACTACTACGCCCAACCTGAACACCGCAGACTGGCTGCTCATCGGCCCTGCCAATGCCAGCGCCCTGGCAGGCAGCCAGACCTTCCTGGGGGCCTGGAGCAGCTCTACCCCGTACTTCCCGGGGAACGAGGTATCGTATGCCAGCAACCTCTACCTGTGCGTGACGGCGAACACCAATACCCCCCCGCCCGGCAGCGCCAAATGGGAGCTGATGGGGGGCTGGCCGTACATGGGCCCCTGGAGCAACACCTGCACCTACCTGCCTGGCCAGGAGGTGGGATATTTGGGCAACATCTACAAGTGCCTGGTCTCCTGCACGGACATCGTCCCGACCTCCAGCACCACGGACTGGGCATGGCTGGGCGGCATGACCTATGCTGGCTCGTGGTCGAGCACCGTGACCTACCAGCCGGGGCAAGAGGTACTGTATAGCGGCGGGATATACCTCTGCATCCAGTCCAACCTGAACGTGCCCCCGCCGTCCAACACCTCCGACTGGGAGTACATGGGGGGGATGACCTTCCTGGGGGCCTGGAGCAGCACGGTAGCCTACCTGGTGGGACAGGATATCATCTATAACGGGGCAATCTACCGCTGCCTCGTCGCCAATACCAATGTCATCCCGTCCTCCAACGCTACGGACTGGGCATGGCTGGGAGGGATGAGCTATGCGGGGCAATGGTCAGGCTCGGTCCCCTACCTGGTCGGACAAGTCGTAGGGTACTCGGGCAACCTCTACCTCTGCACGGTGGCCAACACCAACGTCCCGCCCCCCTCGAACACCACGGACTGGCAGCTCATGTCCGCCACCACCTTCCAGGGGTCATGGAGCAACATCCAGTCCTACCAGGTAGGGCAGCAGGTCAGCTACCAGAGCGCCGTCTACCTCTGCCTGGTATCCTGTACCAACGTGCCCCCGACCAGCTCCACCACGGACTGGCAGTGGCTCGGCGGAATATCTTTCCGGGGGGCCTGGAACAGCTCCATCGCCTATCTCCCCGAGCAGGAGGTCCTGTACTCTGGGAACCTCTATATCTGCGAGGTCAGCAACACCAATGTCCCTCCCCCAAGCAACGGCACCGACTGGCAGCTCGTCGCCACCGGCCAGGCATACCAGGGAGCATGGAACTCAGGGACCACCTACCTTATCGGCCAGACCGTGTCCTATGCTGGCAGCATCTACGTCTGCCTGGCATCCAATACCAATGTCATCCCGAACACCAACACGAACGACTGGCTCTGGATGGGGGGCATGGCATATCAGGGGTCATGGAGCAGCTCGGCCACGTACTCGGTAGGCCAGGAGGTCTCGTATGGAGGCTTCCTGTACATGTGCCTTATCCAGAACACGGGTGTGTCTCCTACAGGCTCCCCCACCTACTGGCTGCTCCTGGGAGGGGTCCCGTACCAGGGGTCATGGAGCAGCTCGGCCACATACGTCCCGGGCATGGAGGCCTCGTACAACGGCTCGCTATACCTCTGCCTTGTACAGAATACCAACACCCCCCCAAACACCAATGCTACGGACTGGCAGCCGCTAGGCAGCCTGACCTTCCAGGGGGCATGGAGCAACAACATCGCCTATATACCTGGACAGGAGGTCAACTACGGAGGCTCCATCTTCCTCTGCCTGGTGGCCAACACCAATGTCACCCCCCCGAGCAATGCCACGGACTGGATGCCGCTGGGAGGCCTGTGGTGGAGGGGGGCATGGTCGTCGAGCGTAGCGTACTCCCCCGGCTCGGAGGTCACCTACAATGGGAACACCTACCTGTGCTTGACGGCCTGTACCAACGTGGCCCCGAACACCAATGCCAATGACTGGCAGCAGATAGGCAATGCGGCGGTGACGGCATGGTCCTCTTCGTTGGCCTATCTCCCAGGACAAGAAGTCCTATACCAGGGCAGCACCTTCGTCTGTCTGGCAGGCAACACCAATGTGCCGCCCAGCACCAACACCACGGACTGGCAGAACGAGACCGGCGTGTCCTATGTCGGGGCATGGAGCAACAACATCGCATATATACCCGGACAGCAGGTCAGCTACATCGACGGGAACCAGTACATCTGCACGGTGGCCAACACCAACGTCATCCCCCCGAGCAATGCCACGGACTGGCTGCTGGTGGGGCCGCAGAGCGTGTCGTCCATGGCGGGGGCACAGGTGTTCCTGGGGGCATGGAGCAACAACATCGCATACAAGGCGGGGAACGAGGTCACGTACACGGACGGGAACTACTACCTCTGCCTCCTGCCGAACACCAACGTCCCGCCTCCCAACAGCACGGCGGACTGGCAGCTAGTAGGGCCAGACTCCATAAACAGCATCTCCGGGGCCGAGGCCTTCCTGGGGGTGTGGAGCCAGGGGGAGAACTACGACCCGGGGAACCAGGTGGCCTACCTGGACGGCAACTTCTACCTCTGCCTAGTCTCCAACGGGCCTGCCGAGACCGCAGTCGAGCCGCCGAGCTTCAACTACAGGGGGGTATGGACGTCCGGCACCCCCTACAACCCGGCCAACCTGGTAGTGGACATATCCGGCAACTACTGGCTGTGCCTGGTGGCCAACACCTCCACGGTTGCCCCCGTGTCCTCCAACCCCGACTGGCTGGAGGTGGCCGCCCCCGGCACGGTGCCCTCTCCGACGGCCGTCTCGACCATCGCCTACAGCCCCTACTGGCAGCTCACCGGCCCCGCTGTCGCCGGGGCGACCAGCGGGGCGCAGGTCTACCTGGGACTCTGGTCGGCGGCACTGGACTACGACCCTGGGAACATCGTCAGCTGGCCGTCTGGCGGAAGCACCTGGGTGTGCATGAACGCCACTGCCCTGGGCAACAACACCATGCCGGGGCAGACGACCACCAACGGCATCGTCTACTGGACGCAGATTGCCCCCCCGACGCTCCCTCCTGTGCCTGTCCTTCCGTGGAATGCCACGACCCTGTACTTCCCAGGGAACGAGGTCACGTATGCCCCGGCCTCCTCGGGGGCAGGCAATACGGGCAGCCTGGCCCCCACGGTAGTCACGCAGGTGGCCCGCCAGAAGCCCTGGGCTAACCCGAGCAATGCCAAGGGGACGAGCGCCTATGCCACCTGCACCCTCTACGGCTCGAACAACACAGTAAACGAGTCCTATGCCCTCCAGTTCACGGGCTTCAACTACGGAGGCGTCCCCTCCAGTGCCACCATAACAGGAATCTCCTTCTCGGCCAAGGTGGCGCAGACGGGCGGCACCTCCGCCTCCATGTTCGACAGCATCGTCCTGATAGGGATGACGGGGAACTCCGCCAGCGTTGCGCCCGCCTACCCCTCGGGGAACTTCCCGTCCACCCCCACGGCCGTCGTGTACGGCGGCACCGGGGGCAGCCTGTTCGGAATCACCCCGGCGGCCCTGCTGGCGGCAATGCAGGCCGGGACGCTGGGGTTCCAGGCATCCTGCCAATGTACCCTCTCGCCCGGCACGGGGGCGGCCATAGAGCTTAACTCCGTGGCCATGACGGTGTACTACACCACCACGGGGTCCGGTACCAGCAGCCCATACAAGTGCCTGGTGGAAAATGGACCGGGAAGCCCTGCGCCCCCCACCGGCTCGGGGGGGAACCCTGAGCCGCCCTCTGCCTCCCCGGCATACTGGCAGCTCATGTCCGCTGCCTCCGTCGATGCCATAAGCGACGGGGCACTCTACTCCAGGACCCTGTCCGCTGGGGTGGTCAGCGGGATACCCTACACGCTCCAGGGGGCCTACTCTGCCTCCGTCGCCTATGCCGTGGGCATGGAGGTGACCTCCAACGGGAGCTACTATGTCTGTACTGCAAAGACAACGGCAGGCATTGCCCCCACCAACACCAGCTATTGGACCGTCATAGGCCCTGTAAACTCCGACGCCATACCATCAGGGTCCACGACCGGAATCCCGCTCCAGACCCAGATTCCTGCTGCCAGCGCCCTGGTCAACGGCATCCCCTATACCTACAGGGGAGCATGGGCACCTCCTCCGGCAGGTACATCCTACCTGGTAGGGCAGGAGGTGGCCTACCCCTCCGTCACGGGAAACTACTTTATCTGTACCACGGCGAACTCCGATGCCTCCTGGACCCCCTCCCACTGGCAGATAGAGGGCCCTGCGACGCTCGACGTGCTGGCGGACGGGAGCAGCTATATCCGCTCTGCCCAGTACGCTGGGTCGGCAATCGTGCTGGATAACCCGAGCTTCCTCGCCGGGACAGCAGGATGGTCGCAGGCCAGCATATACTACCCGGTCACCTTCTCCGTCAGCGCCAGTTCCCCGATTACGAACGGCAAGTCCTTGCAGGTAACCACTTCTGTCCCGGGCGGGGAGATTATGCATACCCGCCTGTTCAAGGCGTCGCCAGGGGACGTCTTCTACGCCTCCGTATACCTCCTGAGCGACGGCACGTTCCAGGCCGGGATGCTGCTGGTGTTCTACGACGGGGCGGGGAATACCCTCAGCCCGCTTTATTCCCCTACGAACTCCACCACGTCGTGGGCCAAGGAAACCCTTACCGCCACCGCTCCTGCCAACACATCCTATGTCCAGTTCATACCATTGTCACGGAATGACTCTTCGGGAGGCTCCCACTCCGCCTGGGTCTCCCAGCCCCACCTCGTCCGCCTAGCATCCCTGGACAGCGAGGTTGCAGATGGTTTGGCCTATCTGCGCATGCCCGGTGCCAACATGGACTCCAACCGGCGTGGAATCATAGACTTCTCCCAGCCCGGGCACCTGTACAAGGTCCTCGACAACATCAACGACGGCCTGGTATACGCCAGGATGCCCGGTGCCAACATGGACCCGAACCACAGGGCAATCATAGACTTCTCCCAGTCCGGACACCTCGGGAAGATACTGGACAACATCGGGGACGGCTCCACATACCTCAG